TCAGAAGATGCCTTGTTTGAAGCTTATGAAGCTACTTTAGATGAAAGAGCTCTAAATTTAGTAAAAAGCTCATATAAAATAGATGATCCTAGAGTGGATGGTGTTCTTAACTTTTTAAAGCATGGCGGAAATATTGATGATTATATCAATTTACACGCAGAAACAAATTGGGTGGATGTAGACATTGAAGACGAGGATAATGCTACAGCTCTAGTAAAGACATATTTAACTTCGGTTAAGAATCTTGAAGAAGAAGAGGCAGAATCGTTATTGGATGGGTATAAAGAAAAAGGAAAGCTATTTAATCAAGCTAGTAAGATTCAAGCTGATTTAAAAGTTTTTAGAGAGAAACAAGAAGATGATCTTATCAAATCTCAGCAAGAATATGCTCGTATCCAAAGAGAAGAGTATATTAAGAGTGTAAATAAAATCAGACAAACTATTCAAAGTGGTAAGAGTGATAATGTAGTTATTGCTAAAAACCAAAAAAGTAATTTTGAAGATTTTATCTTTTCTCCACAAGAGATAAGAAACGATAAGGGAGAGGTTGTAGGAAGAGCTACAGGATTTAAACAAAAATTAAATGAGTATCTTTCTGATCCTGAAAAAATGGTAGCATTAGCTTACAAAATATTTGAAGGATTGTCAGATAAGTCAGATAAAATTGAAGTGGCTAGTAAAGAAAAAAGCAAGTTGGCAGAAAGTTTGAGAAGAGCTTCTGGAAAAACAAAACCCAACACAATTAAATTAGAATTCATAAATTAAATATTCAAAAATAAAATTAAATTAACATGAAATTATCACAAAGTAAATTCGGTATTATAAAAGCTCCTACGATCACAGGTGATCGTAACTGGGGTATGAACTATACCAACTTAAACAATCTATATGCTGCTGGTTTGATTAAAACAGACGTAGATGCATTAGGCGGTATGGGTCAATTAGCGTCAATGAAAACATTGTTTGACGGTACTGCACCATTATTGGAACTTGCACAAGGTTCTGACACTATCACTATTGAAGGTGACAAAGTAGAATGGGAATTCATGGTTTCAGGATACAGACCAGCTCTTATCGTTGAAGACGTTGAACCAGGAAACTTGACAAAAGGTCTTGCTCAAAGAGAGTTTAGAATTAAACTTGACATTGGAACATTTGTAGAAGGTGATACATTGGTATTCACTGACAGCAAAAAATTCAACATGCGTGTAAGCAAAGCTCCAGTTAAAGAAGGTTCTTTCACAGTGTACACAGTAAAATTGATGACTGATAGTCCAAACTTGTTTGTTGACAACAGTTTGTTTACACCAGGAACAAGAGTAATGAAAATGCACTCTACTTATTCTGAGGCATCTGTAAAAGGTGGTTCAATGAGTGTTGATGCTATCGGTAAAATTAAATTCCGTTCTGGATTGACAAGATTTAGAAAGCAATACCAAATGACAGGAGATGCTGCTCAAAGAAAATTGAACGGTAACTTGTCTGAGGCAGATTTGTTGATCTTGGCAGGAAGAAAAGCAGGTGAGAGCCAACAAGCTTTCCAAACAAGAATTGCTAACGCATTGAGCAAGAAAAATACAGGTAACATGTATATCACTTCAGTTGCTGAGGTTAAATTCAACAAAGAATTTGAAATGGAAAAAGAACTTCACTTGATGTATCAAAGAAGTACTTCTACAGTTATTGACGAGTCTACAGGATACTTTGTAAACCAAGGACCAGGTCTTCAAGAGATTTTGGAAGATGGATACAGAGAATTCTATAACACTTTCTCTATTGGTCTTATCAAAGACTTCTTACAAGATATATTCTTCGGAAGAGTTGCTTACGATCAAAGAAATGTTGTAATGTGGACTGGAGAGATTGGATTGAGATTGTTTGATGAGGCTATCAACCAAATAACTCAAGGTTTCTTCAAAGATATGAAAGATTATTTCATTAAAACAGATGGTGCTTCATTGGTACCAGGTGGACCAACAGGATTGTCTTACACTGAAACTCCATATACTCAATACAAATTGAAATTTGGGGGTTCATTGACAGTTATGCACATGAAAGCTTATGATGACGTAACATTCAACACTATCCTAGATGAGAATGGTTATCCAGCAGAGTCTTCAAGATTTACATTCGTTAACTACGGATTGGGAGATGGTTTTGGTAAAAACATTTCTTACTTGAAATCTAAGAGAGATGTAGCTTATGGTTTCGAAGGTGGATTGTCAAATCCTTACGGTAACAACCAAGGTTCATTGATGTCTCACGCAGGTGACTTCTGGACAGTACATAGAATGGAATACGCAGGTATCATGGTAAAAGATGTTACAAAATGCGGTGAGTTGATTCCAGCAGTATTAAGAGGAAAATAAAACCTTTATAGGCCTTAGGGTATGAGCCCTCTAATCATACCCTTTTTTCTATCATTGGATAGAGGATAGCAGGAGGGAGGTATGGATCTCTCTGGTCTCATAAGCCAGTTTAACCAGTTCGAGTCTGAGTCGTTGCTACTATTTTTATTAATCACACAAACAACAAAACAATGAGTACACTAACAAACAAGAAGGTAAAAATTTACCCAAACATTAAAAAGAATAAGCATTGGCAAGTAAATATTGACCCTGCTTATAGACAAGCTTCTGAAAGCTATGCGTTTTTGGCTAATGCTAACACATTTAGACCACAATTTGACGAGAATGCTTACAGATACCATCTAGGCCCTACCAATAGTAGGTATACTGATGAACAAATAAATGAATTAGTAAAAAAACTTGCATTAAATGACGAGTATACTAATCAAAAAATAACTTCAGCAGATCCTTCTAATAGAAAGGACCCTTTCTTTACTCATAGTAAATGCAGGGCTAAATTAGGAAGAGATATTCAAGTTCTTGACCTAAATAAACCGACAGAAGAATTGATTTATGCAATTATGTCGGCAGATTCAATGACAGTAATAGGAGAGACTTCTCTTTCTAAACATCCTGCTGCAGAGTGGATCATTGAAGATGAAATAGCAGACGCTACTGTGAGAGAATCTAAGCGTGAAAAAACAAGTAAATTACACGAAAGATACAATAAACTCACCCTATCTCAAAAAAGAGACATGTGTACCGCACTAGGTATTAAATTGACAGGAGATGAGAAGGAAGTAATTATAGAAGACTTGTTGTATTCTAAAATTACCGAAAATAGTAATAAAGAAACTTTGGCAGCTATTCAAGATTTATTTATTGAGTTGTCAGATTCTAAAAATAAAGCAAAATTGGAAGTTACTATCAATGTTGAGAAAATGTACCAATACGCAGTGTTAAGAAAAGAAAATATAAAAGTATTCTTCAATGGAGAGCAACTTCAAACAGATACTATGAATATTATTGATTTCTTACAAAAACCAGAAAATTCATCACTATATTTAAGCCTAGAAGAGGCTTTAAAAGCTAAAATGAAATAATGTTTTCAATAAAAGAAGCCCATTATAAATTTAAACAACATGCAAACAAGGTAGATGGGTTAAGAAACGCTAACTTTCTTATACCTCAGATAGACGAATACCTTTTTGAAGCTTACATAATTTATATTGAAAACATTTGTGAGCAATTAGAGATAAACCAAAAAAGAAGAGATGACATAAGGGAGCTGGAAATAAAAAATTTTCCACTCCCAGTCACTAAGGTAAACGAAGACTATTACACTGCGGATCTCCCAGCAGATTATTATAGATATTTAGAGTCCTATTCTGTATGCTTTACAGATAAATGTCCTAAAAAAACTATTAAGAATTTTTTCATACAAAAGGATGATATTTACACAAATGATCCTATGTTTAATTCTTCCTATGTTTTTGAAAGAGTAAACATGGACATGTCTGGAAATAAGTTATACTTATACTATGAAGGCTTCGATATAGAAAAAATATTTCTTTCTTATATTAGAAAACCTTTAAGACCTGGAAATCCTCAAGATTTTACCTATGGAGGAGGGCAATATAACCTTCCTGATGGTACACCTGCGGTTCAAAGAGATATAGAAATAAACTCAACTTTCCAAGCAAACAAAATTATAGATATTGCAGTATTAATCGCAATGAGAGATGTAGGTAATACTATAGATTTTGAATCACAATTAAATAAAATTTTAAACATATCAAAAATTTAACAAACCTTAAATAAATTTAAAAATGAGATCAAGAATTCAAAAACAAATGTTCCTTCCAACTGCCGCAGTAGCAGGTAGTGCGACAGGATACGGTATTGTTGCAACGGGTACTGCATTTTACAATGCTACTACTAAACAATACTTACTAAGACCAGGTCAAATTGGTTTTTACAACGCTGAAACCAATACAGCGGTAGATGCTACTACTATTGTAGGAGTAAAATCTATTTTTATTGCAATTGGAGTAGATAAAAATCTTTCTAAAACAAGTTCAGACAATGTAAGATTGGCTTCAGGTGAGACTATTACATCTTGTTCAATGGATGATGCAAGTGTAAAAGCTCCTCAAACTGGACAGTCTAACAAAGCGAAGTTTAACTTCTCTTGTACAGATTGTTCACAAAACTATTCTATTGGAATCAGAATTAACGATCCTACATTGAACTTTTTCTACCCAGAAAACAGATACCATGTAGAATTGATTTCTGTTCAATCAGAAGAGTGTCCTTCTTGCGATGGTGATTGTAATTATACCCATGACTGTGAAGAAGTTGCTTTGAAATTGAAAGCAGAAATTGAAGGAAACGAGTTGTTGTCTAAATATGTTCAAGAAGTAAGAACTTCTGCAGACCCAGTTTCTCCAATTACTCCAGCGGCAGGTTTCTCTTGTGCAATCGAAGTTACTTTCAAAGTAAACACTGCAGATTGTGGATGTTTCCCTCCAGCAGAAGCTATTGTTGATAGATACACTATTGGAGCTATCCAAGTTATCTTAGGTTCAGCATGGGCTCCAAATTCTACAAGTGTTTCTGTAGATAATACAGGAATGAGATTACCAGAAGGTCACGGTGCTAAATTGCAGTGGGAAGAGTATCTTGAAATGCCAGGCGGTACAGGCTTTGATGGTTTGAACAGCGAAGTTGAAACTACAGGAGCTCCTTACTATGCTCAATTGAACGTATCAAGAACTAAAAACTTGCTAGTTGACTGTAATCAATCATATTGCCAATATGTACTAGGATACCATACAGTTTCTCCAAATGAGAATGCAAACAGTATGAACTGGCATCCAAACTTTATCACAACTATTCTAGTTCCAGAAGCACATACTACTACTCAAACAGCAGTAGAAGCTACTTTGAATGCTTTTGTTACTACAGGGCCTTGTGGTAAAACAATTAGCCTAAATTGTATATAAAAAATATTATTAAGTAAAATTAATTAATATATTGTTTTGTGTGTGGAGTAGGTGGCAGAGGAAACTTTGCCGCCTATTTTTTTTTATACATATAACATAAATTTTATAATATAAAAATTAATACTTACTTTTGTTAAATAAAATATAAATATACATGAAAAGAATTAATATTATTTCAGAGACAATTTATAAAGGACAACACAAACTTGTAAATCAAGGTGCCTTTATCAATATGTCAGACTTGATGGGAGACATATTCTCTTGTTTTGGTATAACTTGTTGTAATGGGTTACTTGCCAGCAAATCAGATTATTTTTTAAGAAAATCCTCTTTACTTTACGGAAGAAAAAAACCAGGAGCTAACTGGCAATCTCTAAACAAATTAGTGTTAGATGTTTATAACTGTTTTACAGGTACAACATTATGTCCAGGGTCAAGAAGCGAACAATGGTGGATTACCACTGATGTTATTAGACCAAGAAAAACTGTTGAAACTATCAACTTTACCCCGATTATAGAAAAAGTATTAGATTGTTGTGGCATTATCAACACATGTATTCCTATAAACTTTAGAGCTTATCAGGAAGATTGGGTAGCAGCAGGAATATCTAATGAAGCTGATTTCTTAGCATTACTAATTGCTATGGGTAATGGCACTCCAGTTGTAAGTAATTTTTCATTATCATCGAATGTAGGAACACTGAAAAATTATCTTGCAGCATCTATTTCAGGAGCAGAAATACTAGACTTTACATTCTTAACTCCTTCTTCTGAGTTAAATTTAATAACTACTCTACCTATAGAAACTTCTTATATAGATGTTTCTGGGCAAGCGTTTAATACCGATAGTTTAGATATTTTAGGAGGATTATTCTTACAAGGTACTTTACCTAAGAGTTATTGGGATAGTTCAAGCCAATTATCTTCTGACCAACCTAGTGCGGGTGTTCAGGCAGATTTAACTGCAGATGTAAACACTGTTACTTTTTAATAAATAGACTGCATGTACATAATATCAGAAGCAATTTTTAAGGGACAAGGTAAAGCTGCCAAATTAGGTGGCTATACTAGTTTTAGTTCTATATTGTGTGATATATTTAATTGTTACAATCTAACTTGTGATGCTACTACAAATACTTATATTAAGAAAGCATATATTATAAAATCTAATAAAAGGCCTAAGAATAAATTTATTTCTCTTACAAAGCTTATATTAGATATATATAATTGCAAGGCA